TTGTTGGTCTACTCTCTGGTTGAGCTTGCGCTTCCTCAGTAGGTGAGTCCATCAAAGACNAAAATAGCACTAGCTGCTTCGTTTACTACTAACACTTCCATTTGGATTTGGTGTTTTCACTTCATTTTTATTACCTTTTATGGTAGTTAAAGAATTTTCCACTTCTTAGCCTGTATCTGCTTGTCATCTGCGACAGCTTGGATACTAGATAAGAACTCCTCAATAGCTCTGAGTTTGACTAATGACCTCTCTCGGAAATCTACATCATCTTCATTACTATTGAATATGTTGTTTTTATTACAACAGTTTTTGATTTTCCACAAGCTCCATGAAAAAATCATCTGTTAGAAATACTCTTGCTCTCTCTGATTTGTTCATAGATTCGGTATGTTAGGGGTGTTTGTTAGTCCTGCACCTACTTGCATTGCCTTGAACTGAGCTTCAACTTGGAACTCGGCAGTCTTTAATTCTAGGTCAGCAGTAGCTTTTTCTCGCTTCAACTGAATCTCTGCTTGAGCTTTAGCCATCTGCAACTCAATATCTGACTGAGCTTTCTGTTGAGCTAACTGCATTTCTTGCTGTGCCTTGGCNTCGTTAATCTGCATCTGAGCNTGTGCTTGTGCCATATAAGCCTGAACCGCAGGATCTACTGGAGTTTGTTCTTGCTGTGGCTGGGCAATCTGTTGCAACTGCTCTGGGCTAATCTCTTTAAAGAACTCGCTTGAGTCCTTAAAGCCAGCAGACTCAATGAATCTACCTAGGGTATTGCGATACTGTCCAAGGTCTACCAATGGGTTATTAACACCGATAGTCTTGAGGATTTCTTCTTGCTTTGCCAATACCATAGAAATCATAGTCATCTGTTCTTGTCTGTTACCAGTTCCAAGACCGACATTGATAGAGATGTCAAAGCCATTGACCCATTCTCTAGGGTCAATAGAGACATACTTGCCTCTTAAGCGGATAACTCTAGATTTGTCTTGGTATTTACAAAGTAACTGAAGAATCTTCTCGAATAGGTCTTTTACACCTGTCTCGGCAAAGACTCTAGCAATCATCTCAATCTTACCGGCAGCAGCCGATTGCATTGCAGCAACTGCTGTGGCTGTAGTGTTCTGCAAAATGTCTGGGTTAATGCCCTGTTGAGCATCAGATACACCAGTTCTCTTGGCTTGCACTTGGTCTAGGTAGTCTAGCAATGGGAATGACTGGGCTGCTGTTGGTGGTACTGTCAAAGGAACAATCGCCTGTGGATTCTTCATTCGGACAATGCCATTAGCAGTAACGGTCAATAGGTCATCTAGGTTTACCTGACCTTCAACAACACCCATTCTAGGGCTGTTGGTCATATACATATTATCTAGGATCTGGCGAGTAACTGTAGACTTAATCAATTGTAAGTCTGTTGCTCTGTCTGCCAAGCTATGACCAAAAAACTTGTGAGGCATAGGGATAGGGCAGATTGAGCAGAATGGCACAAAGTCCACTTCTTCATTGTCTAGGATTTCTGAACCGGCATAGACAATCTTGCGCAGTTCTGCAATACCATCTCCATCCATATCGACTTTGAGATAGCACTCCATCACCTCTACATCTTGCATGGTGTGGTCTAGGCTTGCTTGCTCATCAGGCATCTCGCCTCGGTCAAATCGAGCTATTCTTTCCTCAGAATAAGTTAGGTCTGAGTATGAAGGCAGGTTATCTACCTTCTTCTTATTGAAGCCCATAGCTACTAATTCGCTACGAGTAGTTAGCTTTCTGTGGGCTACAAATGGAGCATCATTGATAGTTCTGGCTCTCTTAGAGATTAAGAACTCCTCTGGTGCTACATTCTCAACAATAACNTTGCCNNTCTTTTTNGTGCGCTTCATCTTAACGCTGTATGAAAACACAGGTGGAATCGGCATACCTGTCATTGGATCTATGACTNGCAGGAGCTACTTCTTCCATATCTTGACTGACCACTTCTACCTCTGGGTCTGCCAAAAGCATGGTCAATTCTTCTTCATTTAGGTCTTGATACTTCTCTTTGGTGACATCTGTCTGCTCATCCCAGTAGACTTTGACGATACCATTCTTCTGTAGCAAGGCATCCTTGAACCAGTTATGGAACAGGATTACACCTGAGTTGTCATGGTTTAGTACCCAATTGACATACTCGGTAGCTTGTTTGGCCTTCTCCTCATCACCAGCACCTTTAGGCTCAAAGCGAACCATCTCATCTGACTGAGTGAATACTCTTAATAATTGTGGCAATGCACCATCTACTACCTCGGCTACTTCACCAGTAACAATAGAGCTGCGACCTTCGACTTCATTGCCATAGGGTTCTCTGTTGTAATACTGGAGTGCTTTTCTGCGCTCATCAGTAGTCTCAGTTTCAATAAAGCCAAGAGAGTTATCAATCTCAGCTTCTAGTATGCCTTTGAGAGTATTGTTATCCATTTACACAATCCATTTCGTATTAATCTTAATTGATTTGTTCCATTCATTAGGCTTCTCATCAAGCCCTACTGCAACATATCGCCAAGCATCAGCAGCATGAGAGTTCTGGTCATGCAAAGGTTTATCGCTAAACATCTTAGTATCAGGATCTACTGCATACCTATAATGCCTTAAAGCCTGTAATCCTTCAGCGCATCTGTTTTGGTCAAAGTAGCATCTGTTCATCAACATCCTAGCAGAGTTAATACCATCAGCAATGGACAGTTTAGGAGTAATCCTAACTGGTAATCCCATGCCCTCAATAATCTCTTTAGTGCTTCGACCTGTCATATTCTTGTGTTCTGCATCATGCGGAAGCCAATGATCCCTGTAGGTATAGGTCTTATTCTGAAGCACTTGGACATAATGGTCAATGGTTTTCTGACAGTTCTGGTAGAAGTCAATGATTCTTACCTCACCACCTGATACCGTTTGCACGAACCACACAGATGTCATGTCCGACCAGCCCAAGTCCCAAAAAGTTGAGACTGGGATAGAGTTGTCTACTTGCACATCCTTAATTCTGTTATCTTCCTGAGCCTTTCTTAGCTCATTGGCATAGACTGCGCCATCTAAGACCTGTCTTGTATTGCCTTCCCAGACATTCAGGTAGGCATCCACATCTCTAGACTTTAGATCTTCCATCTCATCTCTTAGGACTGATGGAAACCAAGGATTGTCAGAGTAATTAACNTTAACTACTTTGGCATTGCTCGGTGGCACTACTACAAACCGCTTGTAAGTCTCGTCTGTATCTAACTCAGGGTTGAAAGTAATCCAAATCTCTGAGTTCTCTTTACGGATTGTGGGAATCAATACATCCCAACTAGACTTAGAAGTAGTCTGTGCTTCTTCTACCCAACAGACATCCACACCCTCAAAAGACTTAATCTTTGTGACATTGTGCTTCAAACCTGCGAACAGGAACTCTGTCCCATTCTTGCCATAAATCGCTGTGTTCTGTACCTCATAGAATGACTCTAGATTGAGCTTTCTAATCTGGTCTGCTAACAAGGCATGAACTGAGTCGCTGATAGAGTTCTGAAACTCTCGAGCGCATAGTATTCTTAATGGCTTCTGTGCGCCTAAAGCTAATAAAGCTATGGCAGCACCCCAAGACTTACCAGATCCTCGACCACCGTAAGCCACCTTATATCTGTGTGGCTCAAACAAGAAGCTCATCTTCTCTGGTAACTCTAGATTGAGTTCACTCATTCTGGCTTCTTNAGATTGATATTGATGCTAGTTACTGTCTCGATTGCTCCACCATCCAAGCCAGACATCTCTGTAACTTGAATAGCTTTACCATCCACTCGATCCATGATTTCTTTTACAGCCCAAGGCTCTCCATCTTGAGCAGCCTCTACTAGTTTCCTAGCAATCATTCTTAGCTTGACTGCATCCTCTTGGACTAGCTCTTTTCTAAGCTGGTCAAAGAATAGTCTACCCTTCCTAGCATTATCATTGCCTTTNGGCGCACCTACTGAATTAATTGTTTCAATAGGTAGTTTGTTGTTTTCGCTACTGTTTTCCATTCCAATCCAAACGGTTATTGGTTGATGATGTTGCAANNATACAACAGTTTTACTAATCTAGCAAACCTTCAAACTTAGGCATTAATTGAAAGTCTCCATAAGCATTAGGATAGTGAGACTCTCTAACATCAAATATCTCAGAGATTGTTGGCTCACCCTTCTTCTTAGATTGACCAATTACTGAGTCAAATCCAGAGTCTCTTACCTTTTGAGCTACTGCTGCTTCTTGTAAAGCATATTTAAGCTGATTGCCTTGTTTGCTGTTATCAATAATGTAGTTTCCATAACCAGATAAGTCTGGGACATATTTATCTAGGAAATTTTCAACATCAATAATTGTGGCATTTCTGCTACCTATCTTTTTGCCTACATAAGACTTTGCTTCATCAATCATCTTTAATGTTGCATCTAAGTCCATTTTAGCAAGGTCATACTCGGTTATATCAGGCAAAACTTCTTGTTTACTTGCTTTCTCAAGAGCTTGTTTTTGAGCATTTAACTTTGGCTGCATTTCTTGAATGAACTTCTCAGGGTCTCCACCTAGTCTCATAATTCTTGATGCAACTGGGCTTTCTGTTGCTATACCATCTACAACAGTTCTTATCTCTCCTGAGTTATATCCAGAAACGATACGCTGGACATCATCTTGCATTGCCTTTAAACCATCTTTACCTGCTAACTGCTCATAGGCTGCTTCTGGAGCTTTACCGCCTGTAGCACCTTTTACAAATAATGGGTTTTTATACAGGGTTTCTCCTGCAATCTTTTCAGTACCGCCATAGTAACCAGTACCGCCATAATGCTTCATCTGAGAAGCACCTTCTGGAAGGTAGAACACTCCACCCCTGACAGATTCTGTCATAGACTGTTGTGGCTTTTGCTTTCTCATTACATTTAGGAGCAAACCTTCATCTGTAATCTGTGCATTAGGTGTGTTTGCTACAGCCTTTTGGAATACTTCATCTGTAGGCAGGCTAACTGGCATATTGATAGCCTTTGCAACAACTGGGCTAACAATACCAGCAGGAGCAAATCCTAGCTCACCAGACATAACTTGGTCAGTTAATTGTGATAACCCAGCTTGGTCTGTTACTCGGAATGGTCTCTCAGGATTAGCAAAAGTCCTAGCCATTAAAGCCTGTCTGTCTGCTCTGCTTTGCAATAGGCTTTGTGCAGCTCTTTGCGCTTGCTCCTGTGGATTAGTCAAAAGACCATAGACCTGTCTCTTTAATTGGTCTGCTCCAGAATAAATGGCAGGTAAAACA